GAACAGTTATTTATTAGATCTCAGAATCCTGGAAAGTCTGTTTCTTGGTATAAATCATATGAAAGAAACCTTAGAAAAGAAAGAACTATAAAATTTATTAATACTATCTATGATAGAACCATTACTGATAACGATGTTGCAGATGCTTGTGGAATAGGCCATTGGGCAATTGGAAACTTAGAGAAGGCGTTTGAATAGTATGAACATTAAAACAGAAGAAATGATAAGTCATTTACTCTTACAGAATGCATTAGAGATATATAGTATTGACAATAACACTGGAGAGATGTTATACTCAATTACAGACAAACTAAAAGAAGTTAGTCCACAACTTTATGCACAACTAAAAAAACAATATGAGGANCANATGTTTAAATTAATAGATGAAGGNCCAAAGACTATGAACTGGAAAATAACAATATAATGGCTACAAAANTATATTCTAGTGAGTTGTGGCTCAAGAAGCGATTCCTTGTTGATAAAAAAACTCCTCAAGATATTGCTAAAGAGTGTGGNGTGAGCGTAGAAACAATCTATGTTTATCTTGCTAAGTTTGGATTAAGGAAGTCGAAACGATGAATAAAATTGAAAAAGCATTGGTAGCACTTGCTGTAGCAGGTGCAGTTGGTTTTAGTTTTGCATTTGCTTTACTAAAAGGAATTCCAGAAACGTTTGATTGGGAACTTGATGAAGAGGAAAACTATGAGTGAAGAAACACAGTTTACTATTGGCCAGGTCTGTGATGAGATAAAGTCAATGCTTATTGCAAAAAACAAGTCTTATGGAGATTCAGCGCTTAACCCCGTTAGAATTTTTGCTACCTCTGACAATGTTGAACAACTACATGTTCGCATTGATGATAAACTTTCTAGGATTTCAAGAGGTGGATCCTTTGTTGGTGACAACGATATTGATGACCTGATTGGCTATTTAATCTTGCTAAAAATTGCACGGGAGTTAAATAATGTCAACTGAAGAAGACCTAGTAAAGCACCTTGATCAAGTAAATAATGTTGTTGAAGAATACTTAAAAGGTAGTGACCCAACAGTAATTTCAAAACAACTAGACATTCCAAGACAAAGGGTTGTCGCATATATTGATGAGTGGAAGGTTAGTGCATCCAACAATGCTATGATCCGTGCTCGTGCAAAAGAGGCTTTATCTGGAGCAGACGCACACTACAGCAAACTTATATCAAAGTCCTACGAGGTTATTGATGAAGCATCAATGACAAATAATCTTAGTGCTAAAACTGCTGCTATTAAACTTGTTATGGATATTGAGTCTAAGCGTATTGACATGCTGCAAAAGGCTGGACTACTTGANAACAAAGAACTTGCAGATGAAATGCTAGAAATTGAAAATAGACAAGAAGTTCTTGTTGGGATACTTAGAGATATAGCCTCATCACATCCAGAAGTTCGTGATTTAATTATGCGTAAATTGTCCATGATATCAAAAGAGAATGAAGTTATAACGGTAATCGCAGATGTATGATGAATTCTTAGAGGTACTCAAAGACAATAACTTTAGAGAAACCCCTGTCGATGCAAGAACATTTGTTGAAGGTGAAAATTTCTTAGGTCAGCCACCGCTATCACAAATACAGTATGACATTGTTGAAGCAATGAGCCAAATATATAAACAAGAGGACTTGATCGATCTTCTTGGTGATGAAGAGGGCAGAAGATATTATAAAAAATACACTAAGAATGAGATTATCCTGCAACTTGGCAAGGGATCTGGAAAAGACTTCGTATCAACAGTAGCATGTGCATATATTGTATATAAACTTCTGTGCCTTAAAGACCCTGCAAGATATTTTGGTAAGCCATCTGGAGATGCTATTGACCTAATTAACGTTGCTATTAACGCACAACAAGCAAAAAATGTTTTCTTTAAAGGTTTTAAAACAAAGATAGAAAAATCTCCATGGTTTGCTGGAAAGTATAATCCAAAAGCAGAAAGCATTGAGTTTGATAATGCTATTACTGTTTACTCTGGTCACTCAGAAAGAGAATCACACGAAGGTTTGAACCTTATACTTGCAGTACTCGATGAAATTTCTGGTTTTGCACAAGAGGTTGGCACAGGAAATGATCAAGGAAAGACTGCAGACAATATCTACAAAGCCTTCCGTGCCTCTGTAGATTCTCGTTTCCCTGATCTTGGCAAAGTTGCTTTGCTTTCATTCCCCCGTTTTCCAGGAGACTTTATTTCACAAAGATACGATGCAGTTATTATGGAAAAAGAAGTAGTATCTAAAGAACACACTTTTATAATGAATGAAGATTTACCAGAAGATTCCGATGGGAACAAGTTGATAATTAACTGGGATGAAGAGAATATAATTTCTTATAAGTATCCAGGTGTATTTGCCCTGAAGCGTCCAACCTGGGTAGTTAATCCGACAAGAAAAATTGATGATTTTAAGTTAGCATTTTATACAGATCTTGGAGATGCAATGCAGAGATTTGCCTGTGTTCCAACTTACTCTACAGATGCATTCTTTAAACAAACAGAAAAAGTAAGAGCATGCATGACTACAAGAAACCCAATAGATTCACACAAAAGATTTGATGAAACATTTAAACCAGACCCAACAAAAAAATATTATGTGCATGCCGACTTAGCACAAAAACATGACAAGTGTGCAATTGCAATCGCCCACGTAGAAAAATGGGTAAATATTCAGGTAATTAAAGATTATCAGCAAGTGGCACCAGTAGTAATTGTAGATGCAGTAGTCTATTGGGAGCCAAAGACAGAAGGCCCAGTAAACCTTTCAGAGGTAAAGTTATGGATTCAAAACTTAAGAAGACAAGGGTTTGATATTGGAATGGTTTCCTTTGACCGTTGGCAGTCTTTTGATATTCAAAACGAATTAAAGCAAGTAGGAATGAGAACTGAGACTGTCTCTGTTGCAAAAAAGCATTACGAGGATATGGCAATGTTAATGTACGAGGAGAGACTGGTAATGCCTGCAATAGAACTTCTCTTTCAAGAGTTAACAGAGTTAAAGATTATGAAAAATAACAGAGTTGACCACCCAAGAAAATCCTCTAAGGACTTAGCGGATGCTGTGTGTGGAGCAATATTTGGGGCAATATCACATACCCCAAAAAATATGGATGAGGAGGTTGAGATTCATACATTTAGGGATAGACCTAGATCAGGACTTGACTCGCAGCCAGGAAACGTGATACAATTAAAGCCTATGCCAGATGATGTAAAAGATTATTTGGATAGATTCAATCTATTATAAAAGAAAAGGAATAAATTAAATGAACTCATTTAAGAAAATCGCACTAGCCATGGTTGCAGCCATGACTTTGGGCACAATCGTAGCAACACCTGCAAGTGCTGCTGTAATGTCAGTCGCTGTATCACTAGACACTGTAGCAAACACTACAGCATCTTCGATCTCAACNCCTGCATCATTGCCAGTCCCAGCAGACAACTCAGTTGACGCTGCTGACGCACTNAAGTTCGTCGCAACNGTTGACACAGGAACAACTGTTTCTGTAGTAGCAACAAACGCAACAATCGTGTCTGCACTACACACATCTGCTGCACCAGTAGGAGCATCTTCAGGTTCTTCAACCTTGACAATTGCAACTGGTACAGGAACAACTGCAACATTCTGGGTATATACAAAGACCACAGCAATCGGAACAGTAACAGTTACCAATCAGGGAACTACATTTACATACTATGTACAGGGAACTGCTGGTAAGATTAATAACCTTACACTATCAGCACCTGCATCAGGCGCTGCTGGAACAAAGCAGGACATCACTGTAACAGCAACAGACGCATTTGGAAACAAGGTTTCTGGTAAGTCAATTACTGCAACAGTATTTGCTGCAACAGCAGTCATGGATACAGCAACAGTAACAACTGGTGCAACACTTTCAGATTTTGGAGTTGCTACATTTAAGGCAACACTTCCAACAACTGGAACACGCTCACTTATTACATTTGCTCCAACAACATCAACAGATGCAGTTGCAGCAGCAGTAGTTGGTTTGACTGCTCCAACACTTGCACCATTTGCAGAGATCGCAGTTC